TTTTGTTATCTGGGCCTACACGCGGCGGCGAGGTTGCAGAGCTAGCAGAGAAAATAGGGCTGCCGCTTTTACCCTGGCAGCGCCTAGTGCTAGACGATATGCTCACAATAGATAAAAATAAAATGTTCGTACGCAAGACCTGCCTTGCCATCACAAGCCGTCAAAACGGAAAGACACATTTAGCGCGTATGCGTATATTAGCTGGCCTGTTTTTGTTTAATGAGCGTAACCACATAATTATTAGCTCCGCTAGATCTATGGCCCTTACTACCTTTAGAGAAGTAGCTAATGCAATAGAGGATAACCCAGACCTAAAGAAGCAACTAAAGAAAATACTTTATACAAACGGTAACGAGGCCATAATCCTAAAAAGCGGGGCTAGGCTAGATGTAAGAGCTGCTACACGCGACAGCTCGCGCGGTGCTAGCGCTGACTTCTTGTTTATAGATGAGCTACGCGAGATAACACAGGAAGCCTTTGCAGCTGCTACACCTGTTACCCGCGCTAAGCCTAATAGCCAAACCTTGCTAGCAAGTAATGCTGGTGATGCCTTTAGCACTACGCTAAATGAGCTACGCGAGCGCTGCCAGGCTAACCCGCCGCCGTCTATGGGCTACTACGAATATAGCGCCCCGCCATTTTGCGCCCTAGATGATCGTAAAGCGTGGGCAGCTGCTAACCCGGCGCTAGGCATACTAATAACCGAGGATGCGCTAGCCGAGGCGCTTACCGTGCAGACTACAGAGCAATTTAGGACAGAGAGCCTTAGCCAATGGATAGACAGCCTACAAAGCCCCTGGCCGTTTGGCGCTGTTGAGGATGCAAGCGACATAAATCTAAAAATGGCCCCTGGCCCGCTTACTGTATTTGCCTTTGATGTAAGCCCTAGCCGCCGAGATGCCAGCTTAGTTATGGGCCAAGTATTGCCTGACGGCAAGATAGGCGTGGCAGTACTAGAAACCTACAGCTCACAGGTAGCAGTAGATGAAATAGTTATAGCAGCTAGTATAAAAAAGTGGTCAGATCTGTATTACCCGCGTTTAGTCTGCTACGACAAATACACTACTGCCAGTATCGCGCAAAGGCTACAAAATGCAGGCGTACAGACTCGTGATGTATCTGGACAGAGCTTTTATACTGCCTGTAGCGATATGTATGATGCTTTAGTTAATAACAGGCTAAGGCATAGCGGGCAAGATGCTTTAATACAGCAAATGGCTAACTGTGCAGCTAAACAGACCCCGGATGCGTGGCGTATTGTAAGGCGCAAGTCTGCCGGGCCTGTAGATATACCTATAGGGCTAGCTATGGTGATACACATAATGGCTCAACCTGTAGCTGAGGCTAAGGTATACGCCTAGACACGCCCAAGGCGTATGGTAAAGATATACTTGACCTTTAGGCAATAATACGCTCTATGGGATTACTGCAAACACTAGGCATAGGCAAAAAAGACATAAAGGCGCAATTATCGCCGCCTATTATGTCGCAGACATACGGCGCGGGTGTTTATAGTTTTGGCGGTTTATACAATACAAACGGCGTACCATTTATAGATAGAAACTTAGCTTTGCAAGTGCCAGCCGTTAGCAGATGCCGTAACTTAATTTGTGGAGTAATTGCAAGTATAGATTTAGAGCTAATACAAAAAAGTACAGGGCGTAAATTAGAAAACCCAGTTTGGCTAGATCAGTTTGATTTAAGACAACCACGCAGCGTAACTATAAGTTATTTAGTAGAGGCATTATTACTATACGGGGTCGGTTATTTGCGTGTTAATTCTGTTTATCAAGATGACGGCAGACCTAGCGGCTTTGAGTGGGTAGCTAATACACGCGTTACAGTAACTACAGATAAATACGGTGATGAAGTTGATTATTACTCTATAAACGGGCAACGCGTACCAGATAGCGGCGTAGGATCTTTAGTTACTTTCCAGAGTTTGTTACCAGGTGTATTAGAAACAGGCGGGCGCACAATACAAGCCGCGTTAGATATACAAAAAGCGGCTAGCGTTGCAGCTGCTACGCCTATGGCTACAGGGTTTATTAAGAATAGTGGGGCAGATTTACCAGAGGCACAAATTAGCGGGCTACTAGCCGCGTGGAAGGCAGCGCGCAATAATCGCAGCACCGCTTACCTAACTAGCACCCTAGATTATCAGCCTGTGGGTTACTCACCTAAAGAAATGACCTATAACGAAAGTAGCCAGTACCTAGCTACAGAGATAGCCCGTTTAATGAACGTACCGGCATATTACATAAGCGCAGATATGAATAACTCAATGACTTACCAAAATATTATAGATGGGCGTAAAGAATTTGTAGCTTACTCATTACAGCCGTTTATTAGCGCTATAGAAAACCGCTTGTCTATGGATGATATAACACGCCGAGGCAACATAGTTAGATTTGCACTTGATGAAACATTTTTACGCGCTGATACGCTAAAAAGACTAGAGGCAATAGAGAAAATGCTAACGCTAGGTCTAATAACAGTAGAGCAAGCCCAGGCGTTAGAGGAACTAAGCCCAGATGGACTAGATAAAGGAATAGTAAATGCTACTAACATTTAGCGGCAACATAGAGGCAGTAGATAACGGCGATAGGCGCACGATCAGCGGCAAAATTGCGCCATATGGAGAAGTAGGCAACACAAGCGCCGGGCGCGTAGTGTTTGCAGAAAACTCTATAACTGTTGCAGAGCCAAGCAAAGTAAAACTACTAATGCAACACGATAACAGCAAGCCTGTAGGCCGTATGCAAAGCGTTACAAGCAATAAGACCGGGCTATACGGCAGTTTTAAGATTAGCGCTAGCACACGCGGCACAGATGCAATTTTGCTAGCGCAAGAACAGTTAATGGATGGGCTTAGCGTAGGTGTAGAGGTAGAGGACTCACGCCAAGAAAAAGATTATCTGCTAGTTACGGCTGCTACCTTGAAAGAGGTATCTCTAGTAGAGAGCGCTGCATTTCCAAGCGCTGCCGTGTTAAAAATTGCTGCACAAGAAAACGCAGTAGATCCAAACCAACCGACAGAAACGACAGGAGAAACCGTGGATAAAGCCCCGGAAGAAATGGCAGCGGAAGGTACTTACCTACCAGACGGTGCGACAGTAACGCTAAAGAGCGTTAGCTATAAAGATGATGAAGCCGCGGGCGCTACTGAACCAGTAGAAGCCGCGCGCAGAATTATTAAGCCAAGTGCGCTAAACTCACAAAGAGTACGCACACCGATTACATCTATGGGCGCATACACAGAGCATAAAATCAAAGCTGCTCTAGGTAATGATGAGTCAAAGCTATATGTAACAGCTGCAGATGATAGCTGGACTACAAACCCTGCATTTAATCCAACGCAGTATCTAACAGAGTTTATTACAAACACACGTTTTCCACGCAGCGCTATAGATGCGTGTAGTCGTGGAGTTTTGCCACCTAAGGGCAACACAATTAACGTGCCTGCACTTGTAGACTCAAACGGCGGGCTAAATGGTGTAGCACCTACCGTTACTGTAGAGCCAGAAGCTGGAGCTGTATCTAATACAGGTATGGTTACTGAGTATCTAACTGGAACTGTTAACAAGTACAGCGGTATGAACACCCTGTCTATAGAATTATTGGAGCGCACAGATAATCCGGGCTTTTTTGCTGAATTAACACAGCAAATGCAGAACGCATATATGAACGCAACAGACCAAGCAGTAATTACTGCAATTAACGCAACAGGCTTTACAAGCACAGGCGTAGCAGCTACAGCGGCAGGTATAATTTCTTACACCGCTGAAAGCACAGCAAACGTCTACAAAAACAGCGGTTATTTTGCACAGAACTTTGTAGGCAGCACAGGTATTTATAACCTACTATTAGGTGCCGTAGATACAACAGGCCGCCCAATTTTCAACGCTTACCAGCCAAACCCATCTGCACTTGCTAACGCAGCTGGTCAGGTAGCTAATAACTCTGTACGCGGTAACGTATTAGGTCTAGATCTTTATGTAGATAGATTTATGACCGCTGGAGTTAATGATAACTCTGCGTTTATTCTTGCGCCAGAGGCATTTACTGTTTATGAAAGCCCACAGGCTTATATGAGCGTAAACGTAGTATCAAATCTACAGGTACAAGTAGCTATCTATGGCTTTATGGCAACTATTGCAAAAATCCCATACGGTATCTGCCGCCTAAATATCAGCTAATAAATAACTAATAGTCTGGTAGGGCCTTAGCCCTTTGGCTCTACCAGACCTACAAAGAAAGGTACAAATATGCCGGCTACTTATGTAACAGCTGCAACACTTAAAGCATCTTTAGGCGTAGGCACTTTGTACGATAGCTACACTTGGATAGAGGACACCTGCCAAGCGGCACAGGATCTAATAAACGGTTTTCTATGGTTTGACTCTGCACCTGTAGTTGGGACAGCGTTAGTAAGTAACGTAGCTACAGTAATGATAGCCAACCCCGGCCTATTTACTACTGGCCAAACCGTCACAGTAGCCGGGGCTGGCACTACTTTTAACGGCAGCTACACAATTACTAGCACCTTACCTTTTAGCTCTGGTAGCACTAGCCTTTTACCAGCGTTTAATTTACAGCTTAATTATTACCAATACCCACAGGGTTACAGTTTTATACAATATGCAAAAACAGCAGCTGACCAAAACTTTAGGCGCGTAGTACCTAGCGGCACTATGACGGGTGAGGATACAAAGACCGCTAGCTACGCTAATACACCTGCAATTAACGCTGCTGCTTTGATGATAGCTGAGAATATCTGGACTAGCCGCTTTAGCACACAGGCAGGCGGCGTAAGCGTAGATGGC